AAGATAACGTAACGTACTCGGCTACATTCGAGCTTACGGGAGCTATTACCTACTCTACAGTAGCGTAATAAACACTAACACAAACACTTAAAGCAAATGGTAAAGAGAGTTAAAATAGGAGGGGAAGAGAGAGCAGTTAAGTTCGGCTTCGCCGCGCTAATGCAATTTACGGACGCTACCGGGTACACCTTAGCGCAGCTGGATTCTATCGGAGACAGCCTAACACTAAGCCAAGCTATCGAGCTTATTAAAGCCGGGCTTAAGCAAGGTGCTAGAGTAGAGGGGGAAAAGTTTAACGCTACTACGGAAGAGGTGGCCGACTGGCTAGACGACAACCCAGTAGCTTTAGAAGAAGTGCTAGCAATCTTTACCGAAAGCTTTACACCTGCAAAAAAGTAGAAGGGGCTAAGGGCCCGAAAGGCCCCGAAGCCCCTCTTACTTTTGACCGCTGCGAAGAGATAGCTCTAGGCTTACTAGGTTATAATTACAGCGAGTACTTACACCTTACCCCGCGCAGCCTTAATAATGCTGTAGCGGGTTTTAGTGAAAAGAGGGAAGCAGAGAGCCGCGAGCTTTGGGAGGTAATGCGAAGCCAAACGGTAACGCTAGTAAATCTTCAGCTACCGAAAGGCAAAAGAGTAAAACCGAAGGAGCTCTATAAATTTCCTTGGGACATTACACAAAAAGCAGGGCCACAACTAACTAAAGCGGAAGCTAAAGCAATACTAGCGAAATGGCAAAAAAGAGCAATATAAGTACTAACATTGCGATAGGTGCAAACCTTAGCGGACTTACTAGAGGCTTAAAGGTAGCCGGTAGTAAAATGCGCCGCTTTGGATCACAAGCGAAAAGCTTAGGAATGAACCTAAGCCGTAGTATTTCTGCTCCGCTTATTGGCTTAGGTGCTATTTCCGTTAAAACCTTCTCCGGCTTTGAGGCCGAGATGAGTAAGGTAAAAGCCGTATCGGGAGCCACTACCAAAGAATTTAAAGCATTAGAGGCCCAAGCAAAAAAGCTAGGGGCTTCTACTACGTTTACAGCTAGCGAGGTAGCCGGTCTACAAACCGAATTTGCTAAGCTTGGTTTTACCGCTAGCGAAATAGACAAAGTTACCGAGAGCACCCTATACCTAGCGCAAGCTGGAGGGGCCGAGCTTGGACGCGCTGCTGAGGTAGCGGGATCTTCGCTTAGAGCTTTCGGCTTAGATGCTGAGGAGACCGGACGAGTTACCGATGTAATGGCTAAGAGTTTCGCGACCAGCTCCCTAGATATGGAGAGCTTCGCCGAGGCTATGAAGACTGCGGCACCTATTGCCAAGGCTACCGGCGTAAGTATAGAGGAGGCTAGCGCAATGCTGGGAGCTCTAGCGAACAACGGTATAAAGGGCTCTATAGCAGGAACCGCTTTAAAGAAGATACTTAGCGAGCTGCACCAGGAAGGTAAGCCAATGCGCCAAACCTTTAGAGAGCTAGCGAGCCAAAACATCAACCTAGCCGAAGCTAACGACTTAGTAGGCGAACGGGCTAAGGGTGCTTTATTGGTACTTACTGAGCAGATGGGTACCGTAGACCAGCTTACCACTAGCTACGAAAATGCACAAGGCGCCGCGGCAGCTATGGCCGAGGAAATGATGGATAACACCGCCGGAGCCTTTAAGACTTTACAAAGTGCAACGGAAGGCGCCCTTATTGAATTAGGCGAAGCCATTACCGAAAACGAGATATTTAAGAACGTGCTTAAAGGTCTTACCGAAACTATGGGTAAGATTACGAAAGCCATTAGCGGAATGAGCGACGCCCAGCTTTATAACAAGGTTATACTAGCGGGCTTACTCGCTATGGTACCTTTAGTTATTGCGGCTGTAGGCTCCCTTACTTTAGCCTTCGGATCTTTGACCGTTGCGATGGGGCCTTTAGGTATAGCCATAGCTGGAGTAGTAGCTTTGTATTTAGCGCTACGCAAAGAAGTAGACGCAACGCAGGAAGCCGTAGATAAAGCCGTAGGTAGTGAAGATCAGCAGAAAGGTTTAGAAGAGCTACAAGGCAGATTCGACCTGCTTACTGGATCTATAGGAAACCAGCTAAAAGCTATAAAGAAATTTAAAGACGGTTATAGTAATCCGTTTTACGATGCTGAAGAAACTAAGCGCTATAAAGATTTAGTAAAACACCTAAACAAGCTTCGCGAAGAGCGCCAAAAAGTTAGGGAGGGTATTTATAAAATACAAGCCGCGCAGCGCGAGAATAATAAAACAACCGAAGAAGGGGAAAAGGCTACTAAAAAGTACGAGGCTTCTATTAAAACTGTAGCTAGAGCTTTAGATGTAGATTTTTACCCTAGCCAAAAAAGAGTAAAAGAATTACTAGATAATAGCTTTACGCAGGTACATAGCAATAATTTAGCAAGATACAAGCGGGGGTTAAACGATTTATCGGCACCTCTAAGCCAAGCTATAGACTTAACCGCAGGTTTAGGTAGACAAATCGCCGAAGGCTTCGGTAGTGCTATGGCCAATATGGTTATGAGTGTAGACGAGGCGTTTACCTTGTATAATGATATGGTAGACGAGGGAGCTAGCAGGACGGAAGCCTTAACCGCTGCCGTAGGTCTATTAGCTACTAGTTTTATGCAAACCCTAGGCCAAGCTATTCAAAGTATAATAGCCCAGCTTTTAGCAGCTGTTACTGTAGCGGCTATCCTAGCTGTAGTATTGAGCTTAGCTACCGGAGGATTAGCGGGCACTAGCTTACAAAGTATAGGTACAGCTATGAAGCTCGTAACCTTACCGGCTATGGGTATACCGGGACTAGCAGAGGGTGGTATAGTTACCGGGCCAACGCTTGCGCTTATTGGAGAAGGTAGAGAAAGCGAGGCGGTAATACCACTTAGCAAGCTCCCACAAATAGCCGGCGGTGCCGGTGGTGCTGTAGAGGTGTACGGACGCCTAAGCGGCCAGGACATCCTCTTAAGCACCGAGAAAGCACAAAGAACACGAAGCAGATATAGAGGATTTTAATAGATGGGTGTACTACTTTACAGCGTTTTTAAGAGTGATTACGGGAGCGATTTTACTATTGAGATTCACGACACGGATTTTAGCGGTACTCCTTCCGAATTTAAAACCGATAGCCGAGGTTTTACCTTAGACTATAGCGGAGAAACGGACGACATAGTAAGCCCTATTACTGGCTCTAGCTGTACCGTGGGTATGTACGTAGAAAACGTAAACCAAGAGTTCGACCTAATAAGCAAGCTTAAAGACTACCAAGAAGACCGCTTTTATATTCGGATCTACTCTAGTGAGGACAGCCGCGTAATTGATATTACCGACACTACCGTAAGCAACTTTAATACAAGGGTACAAGCTGACGGGGGAACGTTAGAAAGCACGAGCTGTATAACGCAAGATATAACGGCGCTAGGTGGTGCGAAGTTTTACATACCTTCAGTAAGTAGCGATATTTACTGGGTAGGTAAGATTACGCAGGACTTAGTAACGCTAGAAGACGATTACTACCCGTACCTCTACGAGATCAAAGCTGTAGACGGTATAGGCTTACTTTCCAATTACGACTATAATACCGCAGGAAATAAGACGCTTTTTGAGATCTTCGAAGAGAGTATAAACCTTATAGGGGTAGACCATTTGTATAGCGGCACTAACTTCTACCTAAGCACCTGCTTTAATTATTGGGACGCTAACCAAACCTACGACGTAGACGTAGACAGCTCGACGCTGGTACGCTTTAATACTTTAGTGTACCGTGAGACTAACGACGACGGAAGCTTTACACAGCCGAAGGCCTTAGACGTCCTTAAAGAGCTTTGTACGATTTTTGGCGCTCGTATCTACCAACGTAGGGGCGCTTATATATTGGAGCAGTATAAAGAGCGCGAAGACGTAGAATACCGTTACTTTAATTATGATACCCAAGGCGACGAGCTTACGGTAGAAGATCGTATAGACGACGCTACTATAGCGCAAACAAGCTACCAAGGGGCAAGGCTTAACGGAGGTGCTTATAACTTCTTACCGGCTTTAAAACGCGTAGAGGTTACCTACAACCAAAACCGACTAAACAACTTACTAGCGAATCGTTTAACCTTTACGGGTGCTTCTAGTGCTGTAAGCTTGGGTACTTTGGTAGACGACAATAACGCGCAAGTAAACGTAAACGGGAATGTATACTATAGCTTTATATATGACGGTAGCGGAGCTACTGTAGGTACGGATTTTTACCGCGCTGTATTTAGGCTAGAGCTTAAGCAGGAAGACGTAAATAACCCCGGAACGTATTACTACCTTAAAAGAGACTTCCAGCCTTCGGGAAATGGTCAGCTCTATAGCGCTACTAGCTGGAGCACGTCCGCAAGTTATTACTACTTCGACGCAGGCGAAGGAAAGAATAACGCCAGCGGACTTAACCTAGCGAGTTCTTTTAACATTATAAGCC